AGAAAGTTGAACAATCCGATGAGTGATATTGATCTTTCCCCCGGTGTTTTTGCACTGCCTGAACCCATCCAACCTTTGGATGCACCTGAAGCTGAAGCTAACGACGAGCAGAAGGCCACACAACTTCCCATCCCAACAGGTTGGAAGATTCTTTGTGCTGTGCCCGACCTCTCTGAAAAAATAGACGGTACAAGTTTAGACTTAGTCCGACCTATTGAAAGCATGCGCCAAGAAGAAACAGCAACCACTGTGTTGTTTGTTATGAAAGTTGGCCCTGATGCGTACAACGACACCGCCAAGTTTCCTAACGGAGCATGGTGTAAAGAAGGTGACTTCGTCTTAGTACGTACCTACTCTGGCACAAGGTTCAAAATCTTTGGCAAAGAGTTCCGTCTCATCAACGACGACCAAGTTGATGCTGTTGTGCAAGACCCCCGTGGCTTAACCCGCGCTTAAAGGATTCAAAATGCCAGAAGCATATAAATTTCCTGACGAAGATGGTGGAACCGACACAAAATCGGTAGACATTGAAAACGAAAGTACTGATATTGAGATAGAAATCGTTGACGACACCCCCCAAGAAGACCGTGGCCGCAAGCCATTGGGACGCGAAGTGGATGATCCGTCTGATGATGAGCTTGATTCGTACACCGATGGCGTTAAAAAACGCATCAAAGAGCTAACACACGCCCGTCATGACGAGCGCCGTGCCAAAGAAGCCCTTGCACGTGAGAAACAAGAGTTGGAGCGCATTGCGCAACACATCTTAGAGGAAAATAAACGCCTCAAAATGCACGTAAGCACGGGTGAACAGACTTATTCTGAAACAATCAAGGCGGCAACACATGCCGAGCTTGAAAATGCCAAGCGTAAGTACAAAGAAGCATACGAAGCAGGCGATTCTGATGCTCTGTTAGAGGCACAAGAGGCCATGACAGACGCCAAGATGCGTGTGGAAGCTGCAAAAAACTTTAGACCTACCCCTTTACAACAAGATGATATTGATGTACAAATCAGGTCATCTCCTCCACCCCGACAAGAGATCGACGATAAAACCTTGCGCTGGCAAGCAAAAAACCAGTGGTTCGGTCAACCGGGGTATGAAGAACTAACCAGCTTTTCTCTAGGGCTGCATCAAAAACTAGTGAACTCGGGGGTTGACCCTCGCTCTGACGAATATTTCGAGCGCATTGATGCTCGCATTAAATCGACTTTTCCAGAAGTATTTGGGAAGGAAGATAAGCCTAAATCGGTTGATAGCTCTAAAAAGGCTGCAACAGTAGTCGCTTCGGCGACCAGATCGTCTGGGGTAAGAAAAGTTGAAATGTCGCCAACGCAAGTCGCCTTGGCTAAAAAATTTGGATTAACCCCACAGCAATACGCTGTTGAATTAGCAAAATTGGAGAAACAAAATGGCTGAAACTGTTGACCGCATCACACGTGACTTAAAAACACGCGAAAAATCTGTTCGTTCGGTATACGTACCGCCGAGCAACCTGCCCGATCCGACACCTGATCCTGATTACATGTTTCGCTGGATTGCGACGCACGTGTTAGGTCAGCCGTTATCCAACAACGTGTCTTTACAGATGCGCGATGGTTACGAGCCGGTGAAAGCAGTGGATCATCCAGAATTGGCTTTGTTTGGCAACAACGCAAACGGCAATGTGGAAATTGGTGGGCTGATGCTTTGCAAGGCTCCCAAGGAACGCATCCAAGCACGCGCTGAGTATTACGCCAACCAATCCCAAAACCAGATGGATTCAGTTGACAATCATTTCATGCGAAATAATGACCCTCGGATGCCCTTGTTTGCTGACCGCAAGTCAACAACAAGTCGCGGAACAGGATTTGGTTCTGGTTCTAAATAATTTATAGGAGTCTTTATGGCTTATCCGGTTATTGATGCCCCTTACGGGCTAAAACCGATCAACTTGATCGGAGGTCAGGTCTTTGCGGGTTCTACTCGTGAATATCCGATCACTAACGGTTACTCTACAAACATTTTCTACGGTGATTACGTAGGTTTGTCTCGTGGTGAAATCGTTCGTTTGTCTGTGTCTACTGGCACAGCAGGCAATCAAACAGGTGTCTTCTTAGGATGCCGTTTTACAAACCCTGTCACTAAACAATTGACTTTCTCGCAATACTGGCCCGCATCTACTGCGGCTGGCGATGCAGTAGCCATTGTCAGTGATGATCCTGATGCCGTCTTTAAGGTTGCGGTTTGCTCTGCAACTACTGCTATTGCTTCTGGTGCCCGTGCAATGATTGGTCAAAACTTGGGCATGATTAACAACACAGGTAGCACTGCAACTGGCGACTCTAAGAACGCAGCATTGGCTCCCAGTGCAACACCTGCTACTACATCATCTTTGCCCGTTCGCGTGCTTGGCTTGGTGCCTGATACGGCTGTTTCGCTTGGAACTGTGACGTATACCAGCATTTCTACCGCTACTGTTACATGCTCGGCTTTGCCAAGCGCGTTAGTTGTTGGTACTGACGTTGGTTCGCTGGATTCAAACGGTCAATACGTTTCTTCTGGTTCTTTTGTTACCACCGCCGCAGCCGCCGGTGCTACATCGTTTGTTTTGAATCAAGCTCCTGTTGCTACATTGAACACTACCATTGTGTTGATGCAGTACCCAGAGATTCTGGTCAAGATTAACTTTGGCCAGCATCAGTACTATGCTGGCACCAGCATTGCTTAAGGAGTAACTTAAAATGGCAATTTCACGCGCACAACTACTTAAAGAACTGCTCCCGGGCCTCAACGCCTTGTTTGGTTTGCAGTACGCTACCTACGGCGAAGAGCACAAAGAAATCTACGAAACAGAGAAATCTGAGCGTAGCTTCGAAGAAGAGACAAAACTGTCTGGCTTCTCTGCGGCTCCTGTCAAGAACGAGGGTTCAGCTATTGCTTATGACAATGCGCAAGAAGCGTTCACGGCTCGCTATAACCACGAAACCATTGCCTTGGGTTTCTCAATCACTGAAGAAGCGGTTGAAGATAACTTGTACGACAGCTTGTCTGCTCGCTACACCAAGGGCTTGGCTCGTGCTATGGCCTACACCAAGCAGGTTAAAGCTGCATCCGTCTTAAACAACGGTTTCAGCGCAGCCTATGTTGGTGGCGATGGTGTTGCTCTGTTCTCTACAGCGCACCCATTAGTGTCTGGTGGCACTAACAGCAACCGTCCTTCAACCAATGCTGACTTGAATGAAACATCGTTGGAAAACGCTGTGATTCAGATCGCCGCTTGGACTGATGAGCGTGGCCTGTTGATCGCCGCTAAGCCTAAGAAATTGATTGTGCCTCCAGCACTTCAGTTCGTTGCTACTCGTTTGCTCGAAACCAGCCTGCGTGTTGGTACAACAGACAACGACATCAACGCATTGAAGAACAACGGCTCAATCCCTGATGGCTACACAATCAACCACTACCTGACCGACACAAACGGCTGGTTCTTGACAACTGACGTACCTAACGGCTTGAAGCACTTCGAGCGTATGGCGTTGTCCACATCTATGGATGGTGACTTCGACACAGGTAACGTTCGTTACAAGGCCCGCGAGCGTTATTCGTTCGGCTGGTCTGATCCATTGGGTGTCTTTGGTTCACCCGGTTCGTCCTAATAAAACAGCCCCACAAGGGTAAGTTTGAGGCCACCTGCGGGTGGCCTTTTTCTTGTCATAAAGTTAAACTACGATAAACTTGCAGCCGCGGTGGTTGCATAAACACAGGGGCACATCATGAAATTTGAAATGGAATTTGGATACTTTGGTAATAACAAACTTTCTATTGAAACAACTGATTTTGATATGATTCAGATTTTTCAAGAGTTTGTTCAGTTTCAAGAAAACTATGGCTGGGCGGTTGAGTATGCCGCCGTTGATGAAATTGAAGACGAGTTTGAAGACGAAGACGACACAGAAGAAGAGTTGGATGGCGCTGTAGCTGACGCTGCCGCAGAAGCTGCGGATAACAAGTGATGTTTAGGGGGCTTCGGCCCCCTTCTTCTTTTTAGCTTTTTTAACAAGCCGTTCATCATGGTGGTGTATACGGTGGCAGTTGGCGCAGAGTACAACGCACTTTTTGACTTCTTCCATAGCCCGTTTAAAGGCGCGATATTTGATTAGTTTATTGACGGAAGCTTCTTTTGTGCTACTGTCTATGTGGTGAAAATCCAACGTGGCTGGGTGGTTTTGCCCGCATTTTATGCAAGCTAATGTAGCTTTAAAGCTACGCCACTGCTCTTTATATTTCTTAACAGACGCTTTAGTTGTGGCTAGTACTTTAGCTTTATTATTTTGGTAGTACGTACTTGCGTACGTTTTTTGTTTAGTTTGCTTAACAATTTTATCTTTATACGGCATGTTTGATCCGGTACTTCCAATACAACGCCGTTTTTAAACCCCAAGGTTGGGATGGCTCAAACATTTTGAAACCTATAGCTATCAGGCTGTTGGCAGACGCAGGGTTTTGGTTGGTATCAGAAATAACCCAGTTCATGCCTAGTTTTTTGGCCACTTTAAGACGCTGTCGGATAAGCCGCTTCTGGAGTCCCTGTCCTTGATGAGCTCGTGCAACGCCTGCGCGACATAGGTACATAGTGTCAGACCAACGAGTAGAGGGAACAATACCACCGAAGCCAACTGCTTCATCATCTTGCGAGTAAACAACATGCCAATATCCTTGTGTAATTGGGTAAACTTTATCGTGGGGGAGACACGCTTTTTGAAGCAACGTCAGTAGTTGCACCACCTCTGGCTGGCGAGTATCGACAGGGACAACGCGGTATTTCATACCCCCATAATGCCGGAGGATTGTGACAAGAAAAATAAATGTTGCACGACGTAAAAAGCCGTGATATAAATACAGCAATCCGGGCTTTCCGGTGCATCAAACAGTCCCGGCTGACGACATACAGATTGATGCACTTAAC